AATATTTGGTAGAAATGCAGTTTTCGGGTTTCAGCGATCGCTTGTCATGGGGCGATCGCTGATTTTTATTGGATGATCGATTGCAAAATCTTTTGATACATCAGGGGTGGTACTGAATTACCAATAATTTTGCCGTCTAGCGACTTTTTGCCTCTCCACTGATAGTTATCAGGAAACGACTGTAAACGAGCTAAGCAAGCAATGTCTAGAGCTACGATACGAGCATTTAATAGAGCATTAGCTCTGTGATAATGTCCATCTTGACCCATCGCTCGTAATGTCCAACATGGCTCTGTTGCTTCTCTCGTTTGTAATTCGCGATCGCTTCGTGCGCCTGTGTTTTCGACTAGGATGGCTTTGTAACTTCTAATCCCATTCTCACTACAGCAATCAGCTAAAAGTGTGTTTGCGGGTTTATTTTGGGGCTGTATCATTCCCCCAAAATTAATGTTTTGAGAACCATAGATATAAAAACAATGCTCTCTAATATTATTGGGCAACGCTCTAAGCTGCCAATCTGCCAACTGACTATCAGGCAAATCATGCACCTTATCAGTGATCGCCTCGTACCATCCGATATGCTTTTCAGGCAGTGGCAACGATGGGATAAAGCCATCTTTAACAGCGATTAAAATCAATCGGCGGCGCGATTGTGGCACTCCAAAATCAGCAGCATTTAATACTTGCCAATTACAGAAATATCCAAGCTTATGAAGCATCTCAACAATTAAATGGAACGATTTGGATTTGCGGTAAGCTTCCACATTCTCAAGAGTAAAATGCTTAGGCTGTAGCACTTGGATAAATTCTGCTACCTTTCGGGCGCAGTCGATATCAAGTTGTGCTTCGCCTTTGTTAGCATTAGCTATGCTAAATTGCTTACAGACTGGGCTAGCGTGAAGGATATCAGGCTTTTCAAAGCGATAAGGATCGCAATCAAGGATATTGGCAACATGCATTTTGCCGTTTATATTTGCCTTGTGAACTTCAGCGATCGCAGGATCATATTCCACTGATTCACTTGGTTCTAGTCCTGCGGCGATCGCTCCTAAATCTGCACCACCTCCACCTGCAAACAATGCTGTAAATGTTTTTTTACTCATTGCACTAGCTCCACTAACTCGCACTCGTAAGCAAAAATATTCTCAGCAATCTCACCTTGGTTAGAACCGCCTTTAGCAAGGTAATCAAAACAACGCTCTGATGCAATTGCTGCTTCTGGCAATGCATAAACTTTGTTGCCGATATATGCAAAATGTTGAGTGACGTGGGTATCGGTATACCCCATCTCTCGCAGGGCAAGAGCTAATGGTGACTTACTAGGATACTTTGCGGCGGCGATGTGCGCGGCGGTTACAGATACTTTGATTGTACTTAGCATCGCTTCAACCTCTTGACTACTTCCTTTTTGTACTGCTCTTTCTTCTCTTCCTTCACCCGCTTCGCCTTAGCCACGGGATGAGCTAGCTCTGATTCAAGAAAATCAGCTAGTTCGGCGGGGTTACCTTGTTCGTCTACGATCGCATAATCGTAATCAGGATTGTCGGTCTGATGGCGTTCCATCATAAGACGCAATACATCAAGTCGGGCGGTGTACTTGGTTACATCTTCATCTTTGCGGATGGTGCGGATGAGTTTAAATTTCTTATCGCTCATCTGCTTCTTTTGCCAATAGCGTTTCTTTTGCCAATAGTGTAGCCAAGGGTAAAACAAGAAATACATAAAGACGCTAGACAACAAATCACAGTAAAAATAGATACTCCGATCATAATTAACTCCTCGCAACCGCAATCTTAATAGTGAGGTATAGAACTTGTTGTAGTAGTTCTTGCATAATGTTTAGGCGGCATTGCGCCGCCTGTGAGTGTGGGTTAGAAATCGTCAGCGTCTATGCGGCTTTGTTCTTCTGGAGTAGGATCTGATTCATCCAACTCATGTGCAGACTTTACGGGTTGAGGGGCAACTTCCTGATTAAACTTCTTAGTCAAATCACCCAAAATATTAGTGATGATTGAGAGCTGATCTTGACTTGGCTCGTACTTGCTAGAGCTTTTCGCAACCCATGCTATAAGCTTTTCCAGATCCTCAATGGTTGCGCACTTATTTACGCCCTTTTCAAAGATTGCCCATAGCTTTTCATCCCATCCCGTTGCGATTTCTGGCTTTGGAATGCTGACTGGTTGAGTCTGTGGACTGACATTGCTAGCTTGATCCATCTCTTCAGATGCATAAAGCCCAGCGGTTTGCTCTGGAAATGCTTTGCGAAGTGCTAAAGCCTCGGAACATTTACCGATCATGATGTCGGGCATTTTCTCCCATAGTCCTGAAAGCTTGCCTTTAAAGTCTTGTTTGTAAGCATCAAAACGAGCGACGGCTGTGAATGGTTGCCCACAACCTTTACGATATACAACAGTTTTAGCAGCGCTTGGCGGTGTTGATTTTAACCACACTTCCAACCATTTACCATCTTCTCCACACCAAAAAGTTGTAGAGCCGTCATAGTATCCAGAATTAGCAGCGCGTTTGCGAAGTCCGTCAATCGATACTTGGATCGACATTTTTGGCTCTTTGCGCTGTGTCTCTGGGTTCCAAGTCTCCCTAGAGATTGCGTAAATCTCACGGGTGAAAGGGCTTAAATTAGTCTGCTTGCAGACCTCTATAAAATAGTCCAATTCCGTGTCAGAGCATTTAGGCGCAATCTGTTGCTTGAGAACTTTCAACTGCTCAGGATTGAAGTGTTGAGTAATGCTTGATTGAGATTGGGATGTAGTTGTGATAGCTGACATTTGTTTTACCTGTGCGGATTAATGTTAATAGCGATCGCCAAAAGGATAGGCGATAAGAATGCAACGCATAGCCAGTAAACCATTTGCTGATGGAGATAGTCGTATGGAGTCATACTTCTATCTCCGTTAGCTCATCATGTGTGACTGGTCTTTGGACTCCGTTACTGCAATGGATCAAATAATCGTATCCAATTACGCTAGGGAGTGTATCGATTATTGTGGCGATCGCGCCTTTGTAAAGGACTTGTTGCGATGGTTGGCACATTAAATCAAAGCTCCGCAACCGTAACGAGCGCTAAACACAAAAGCGTCATCACCAAAATCATCGCGCCTTGTGTAGGTAGATGCAAAATCATCGGCTGTCAATGCGCCTTGTGCAGTAATGCGTTCTTGTCGGCGTTGTTCCCATGGGTCTACTGGCAAAAGCTCTTGATAAGCTTGCTCAGCTACGGTTTCGCAGATAGTGACGACAGGGGGAAGTAAATCGCTGATGGCTTGCTCGGATTCAGTGGCGATCGCATCATCGGATTTAGCGTCAAGTTTGCGCTGTGCGATCAGAGTGTTGATAGCTTGCAATGCGTCCTTAGAATTATTGCTGCAACGGCTTACCGCTTGGGGCTTATCTCCCAATGTGGTGATTTGCGCTGATTGTCTGTACCCTAAGCCAGAAACATAGAAGTCGAACCCGTTATCGTTTGCGATTTTCTTTACTGCTTTGCTGATCATGATGTGTTTGCCTTGTTGCTTGTCTATGAATAACAGTATTACATAGTATTTTCAAAAAAGCAATACTTTTTTTGATTAAATATTCTATTGACTTGTAAAAATATTTATGCTTTACTAAGGATCGAATTACATAGAGGCGCTTATGGCTTTATCAAAAATTTCAGAGCTTAGGCAAAGAAAAGGATTGACTCAAAAAGCTTTAGCTGATGAGTTAGGAATGACTGTCGCTGGTTTCCAAAATTGGGAGAAAGGCAAAAACAATAAGAAGTCTATTGAACGCTTTGCAAAATTATGCAAAGCATTAGGATGTAAACCTGAAGATTTAGTAGAGGTAGATTAATGAGTGAAATTACAGTACAGAATGATTCTCCATTTGATGCGATCCGCCGCTTTGATGAAAGTGGAAAAGAATATTGGATTGCTAGAGAGTTGATGAAGCTTTTGGGTTATACCAAATGGGAGAGGTTTGGGACTAAAGAAACCCAGTCTAACCGTACATCGGTAATTAAAAAAGCAATCGCAGCTTGTCATAATGCAGGGTTTAACTCTGAAGAGCATTTTAACCATTTCCCCACATGGGGAAACACCCGTGAAGACTGGTTTCTAACTCGTTACGCTTGCTATTTAATTGCTCAGAATGGTGATCCTGAAAAGCAGGAAATTGCTATGGCGCAAAGCTATTTTGCAACTAAAACCCGTGAAGCTGAAATTGCAGAAATCAAGATCGAACCATCAATAAAAGCATTGCCAACTCGCGACGCGATTGATTACATTGAAGCTGCTGACAAGTTGGCTAAACTTCCAGATAGTCGCCTTACTCGATTACTATCTCAGATGTTTGTATCTGAAGTTGCTTTAATCAGCGCTAATCAGCGTCAAATAGCACCTGCAACAGAAGTCCAAAAGCAATACACTACAGCAACTGTAAGAGCTTCTCAACTTGGCTACACTGCTAAACAGATTGGCAATGGGACATCATTGGGTAAATTCGTAAAGGCTGTGATAGAGCCTGACTTTGTGGACTGGCAAGGGCAATATAAGGTTAATCACTTTGAAGTGAATGAAGTGCTTGACGCTCGTATCCGTTTATTCTTTGCGAGAGGTTAACATCATGCACCCCGTAGAAAACCTCACGCATCTATACCGCGCTCGACGGTATAACACTGGTAATCGTGGTCTGTCGCTACCTTATCAGCATATTTACTTTGGTGATACTGCTTTTTCATTGCTGAATTTTATCGGTAAATCAGTATCTAATACTTGGCTAACCTTGTACGAACCATGCCCTGTAGTGAAAACTACTGCGATGGAAATCATTGTGGTATCACAGGATCTATCGCCAGAAATCCTAGAAATATTCCCAGACTTTTACAAGGGCGGTAAATTCCATATCAACAAAGCTAAGCTACAACGTGACGGGAAAGCGCTACATACTCGCTATGGTGAGTATTTCTATATTGATGTGCCTGATAGCGCGATCGCATTGCCAGACTAATTCAAACCCTTGGCTATGGGTGTATAAATTTAAATTTATAGGTAACAATAATGGATAAATTAGAACAGATTGAAAACATGATTTTAGAATGCAATGAAGAGTGTGGTAATTATTACCAGATTCAAGAACTGCAAGAAGAGGCTGAAAACATTAGAAATCAGCTTAAGTCAACTAAAACCTACAGCGAATTACTAGCAGAAATACAGCCCAAAATCATCACCAATGATGCAGAAAATGACGCAAACCTAGCGCACATTGAGAGGCTATGGAGCATTGAAAACCGCACACCAGAAGAAGAAAAGCTGTTTGATTTACTGCTTTTGCTTTCAGAGCATTTTGAAGAAAATGCTTATCCGATGAAATCACCTTGGTATGCGAGGCTTTGGTATCGGATTCAAGCTTTTATATTTAGGTGGTAATTATGAGTAAAGTTCATATCGTGCCAGCCACAAGATCTGAGCGTGAAAAAGCTATCGACGATCGCATTGCCAATATTAAAAGCGATTATGGGTTTACTCTTGATCTCAGTCATCTAGGATTAAGAGAAATACCCGAAAGAGTTTTTGCTTTGAAACATTTGCAAAGGCTTGATGCAAGGTGCAATCAGATTGAATTTATTGGCAAGAAAATCAAGACGCTAAAAAATCTAGAGAGCTTAGATCTATTTGGCAATCGAATCGAAGAAATCCCAGAAGAAATAAAGTATCTGAAGAAACTTGAACGCCTTGATTTAGATCACAATTACCTCCAAATTATTCCTGAGTCGATTGCTAGTTTAAAAAACCTAAAAGTCTTGCATCTGAATAATAACGAGATTGATGAAGTTCCGTTTTTTCTAGGTACTCTTGAAAAGCTAACTAATATATGGCTTTGCGAAAACAATATAAAAGAGTTACCTAGCTCTTTTGATGACAAAGCTGGCAAGTTTGGCTATTGGATTAAATATTAAGAGGCTATTATGAGCAAACCCAGAAAATCAGCACCCAAGAAAGAATTGACGGTTGAGGCAACGCCGATCATTGAGCGATACCGATCGCGCCCGTGGAATGAGTTCGTGATGGAATTTGTACCAGCGGATAAATATCCAACTATGCGTGAAACTTATTTAAAGTAAAGCGGCGCTATGCGCCAACCAACAAACCCGCAAAACACAACAAAAATCGCAACGAGAAATCAATGGTTTCAGGCGTTGCGATTTTTATTTTTATGTTTTGCGTTCAGACTATTAAAACCGAATCTGGAAGCGATGTTACATATGCAACTGTAATATCACTAAAAACAACCTCAAAGCGCTAGTTTAATAATAAACGAGTCGATTAGGCAAGTGGATAATTATCTACTTGCTTTTTGATTTATAGTATTTATCATAGGGTACGTTAGTACTATATGTCAACTTTGGATAAGTCACAATCGACCATACAAAATCACAACAATTAACCTTGCAATAACTTTTTTTATTTGACCGTCATTTGACTACACCCGCAAATATTCACTTTTAGCCGATTAGCGTTAAAGCACTTTTTTCTATACAGCGCAAAGCTTTGAGTAATTGCGATGGTTTAAATCAGATTAGCTTTTAAGCACTTTTATTCTGCCAATCGTGGCAGTCGTTAGCAGCGTAGAAACTAGCGCTATCCCGTGGCGGTACTTTGGTACAGAGCCGCCAATTATTAAATCGGCAGTTGTGGCAACCTTTCAGCGATCGCACGTCATGTGTATTTGATAGCAGGACGGGGTAAGACTCTTGTACTTGGTATTCGGTAAGTTGTGGCGACATGTTTTATTTTGTGTTTTAACAGTTATACTAAAGTTGCATTGTTACCTTTGTTTAACCTATTGCCTTCTTGATCAAAGGCGGATCGCACTCCCTACAGCGATCCGCCTTTTTTATTGTCTAATCGCAACCTTTAAAACATAAAAGTAAAGCACCTCTACCAAAATCGGTAGAGGTGCTTTACTTTTTAAACTTGAGGAGTTAGTATTGAATTACCACAAACAAAATCTAACGTCCCGTCTTTTTTATGTAAATCAATATTAGCAGCTAGCGTTATAGTTTTGCAAGTATTTGGCATAAGAATTTTGGGTTTTGTGGTCTACGCAGAGAAAGTGGTTAGCTGTATCTCTGTAAGGTGAAAGCGTTGTGATGACTCAGTGCATAACAATTATTCCCCCTTACGCGTGTCAGAGCCTTTAGCAAAGGACAATGACGTAGACACGCAAGCAATAGGTCGATGGTGTCACCGTTGGATATAAGCCCCAATGCGTCTGACTTAATTAGGGAGGCATCCCGCAAATAAAAAGGCAAGCCATCCGCCAGATTAGCGTCACCTGTGATACTCAATACAAGAGTAATAAAAATGGGTTTAAATTACTGACTTAGGTGATTGAGTGAAAGACTCATAAATTTGTAGAGTGCTAATAAAGACTCTACATAAGGCTCTGCATTGCTCAAATCTAGAGCATCAAACGGAATTAGCGAATTATCAAATCAAAAAAAAAAAGAAATTAATCATTTTCAAGTTTTAATTTAATTTCTTTAACTTCCTGTTCTAAATTGGAAAGGCGATCGCTTAAATCTCCCCATGCATCGGCAGGCATGATTAAGCAAAGCTCATTAACCAATTTAGTAAAATCAATTTCTTTGTCACCGTTTGATCTTCTACGCTCTAACTCTTTTATGAGTGATGCGTAAATATCTGGATAGAAACGAATGCTGCGCGGTATACCTTCCATATTTTGCCAATATAAATTTATTTTACTTTAGCACTTGACAAGCTAATACTACGAGCTGTAGTATCCTATTTCATAAGCCATGACGCACACGATCGCTCACGCTATGACGCACACTGAAAGCCATATAGAGCTTAGCGTTAAGCAGATTATTGAAGCATACGGATTTGCAAGATCAACTTTTGAGGATTGGCGCGATGCTGTTTATTCAGGAGTTGGCGATCCGCCTTATTCACAAGATGAATTGAAAATCATTCTTGAGTATGCTGAAAAGAGGTCTGCTAAAGCGTTTGGAGCTTCTAAAAACAAAAACACTCGTAAAATATCAAGGATCTTAAGATCGTTATGACAACCCAATACAAGACTAAAGAACAAGTAAAAGC